TCATAGTCACTAATGTTGTAGCAACTTTTTGCAATCTTCCATCAGCCTGCATTGCCTGTAACATAGGACGTCCATCTGAAAATGTACGAGTAAACATAATTTCGCCAAATTCAAATGCACTTTGAGCTTGCTCAGTTTCTACTAGTGTCATGATACTGTCATGATACGAATCAGTTAAATTAGCAACAGGCAACACTAGTGCATGATCTGATTCTCCAGGAAGTGTTCTAAATATAACAAGAACTTTAACTCCAGTATTATTAATTCTACCGATGTGTTTTAATGGTACAGCCATAATTAAGTCTCCTTTTTAGATACAGCTTCTAGAAATACGTTTAGCTTGTTGAATGTTTTTCCAACTGCTTCTAGCTCTGCTGCTTTAAACGCTCCTCGTTGTGTTGCAACTTCAATAATATTTTTTAATGCAACTAGATCGTTGACATTTAAATCAGGACCTTGTGGTTGTACTGCTTCTTGAGCAGCATCAGTAACTTGTGCTTCTTCGACTTTAACTTCTTCTGTCATTTAGTTTCTCCTTAGTAGTGGACATGCCAGCATAAAATATGTTAATTCTTTTTGATCTTCAAATCCTATAAAATTAGTAGAACGTAAAACACCGTTTCTATCAATGCTAGGCTGTCTAGCAATAACGTAACGACCTTTCAGTTTCTTCTTAATCCAATCTTCTATTCCTTCGTATAGCTCGGCATCAGTAGCAGCAATTTTTTTAAAATGTGCTGGTATAGTTGCTAGCTTTCGTTGCTTTAAGATTTCAATAGGATTCAAATCAAACATCATGAAAATATTTATATGTGTAGTTTATTCTGGCATGGATTCTTGGCTAAGTCTTTTTGCCAGTGCCTTGTTATGGCCCATCTTGCGAACATCGCCTGAAAACAGGTAAAGCTCAAATGCTGACTTTTCTTTCATAACCACAATAAACTTTTTGTTGATAAAAAATGGCGATTCAATAAAGTTATCTAACCAAACTAGCACCTGCGGAGTAAATGCAAATTCTTTAGGGAAATCAACTTTATATGTTTTTATTTTAGCATGTTCTTCGATAAACTTCAAGGCTTCGTCTGTCAAACGAAGACCACCAACTTTCTTTTGTCGAAAGTTCAGCCACCATATTGCACGATACTGCTTGGTAGTATTAGCATCAGTTGGTAATCCTGCTGCTGATAAGAATACTCGTGTATAGGCATCCTTGATGTCCATGTTATTTTATTTCTTCACCAGTAGTGAGTTTGTAGACTGCAAAGTCTGTTGATTTGAAAAGCCTGTTTAATTTTTTGGCTAGATTATGTGCATGACCCGGATTACTAAACGATACTTTTTTATACTTCGGACCGGGATAGCTAGCAATTAAACTTCCGCTCTTTAGGTTAAAAGGCTGACCCTTAAAGAATACTGCCCAGATAGCATCGCTTTCAAGGATCTGCTCTACCTTAAAGTTTTCTTTATTGGCATATTCTAAAATAATATTCGGTTTTGGCCTTGACATATATACGTGTTTCCTAATTAACTACGTATATATTTATCTCGCTAGAAAGAACCGCCGTCAAACTTAACATCAATTTGTGTAGTAGATTGCTTAATTTCTGCCAACATTTGATGTATTTCTTGTACAGTACGACCTAATTTAGAAGTTAAAATCGCCAATTCAGTAGTTAACTCTTTGGCTTCTTGAACAGTGATGCGTATTTCTTTTTGCTGACTTCGTTCAGCAACTGCTACACGTTGCAGTAATCTTTCAACACTAGGCAAGTTATTTGGTAAATTATTTTGAGACATTTGCCAGTACCTGTTTCATTTCTAACTCAGTTTTAAACGGACCTTTATACGGGTAGCGTTCTAGTGTAATCTTTTTAGGACAAAAACTCTTTACCCATCCTTTGTCGAATTTGATAGTGTAATATCCAGCACAGTATAAACTTTTGCTATCTTCACTTTTAGTAAACAGAGGTAGTTTTTTACGAATGTCAAACATTGCGTTATGCGGAGAGGTACTTGTGGCATATCCGTGAACTTCATTCGGCAATGCACTGTTGGACTCTTTAACAATTTTAACTGTAAAGAATTTCTTGCCAAACTCTTGAGTGAGACTATCTTGAGTATCGTAAATTTTCATTCCACTTGCATTACTCATAACAAATCTATTATCTTCGTCTTTTCGAAGAGTAGCAACTTTGGTACCGTCTTGTTCAACAATCCAAAATTTATTTGCAATAATTGTTTTAGCATGTAGTTCTGTCATTTTATGTACCTTGCGTTAAGTGGCTCAGCATATGCTTGCGCCTGATCTGAAATCTTTTTCAAGTCATAAAGATTACAGAATTTAATAAGTCTAATGCCAACTTGACTAATATTTTTCTCAGCATCAGTTGCTTCAGCAATTGTCGTGAACATTGCAGTTCGAATATTTGCCGGCTGCTGTGTCAAATCAATAATATGACGATTGCGTTCGTAATCTTCCATAACACGATGCTCTTGACCGTTATGGTCTGTCCAACGTTGTAGCATTAGATTGTTCCAAGAAAAACCTTTATCTTTACGATCTTCAAACGCTTCTGTTAGTCCAACTTTCTTGCTAGAACCTTTTGTACGAACACCAGGATATGCAGAGAACACATTATCGCTAGTATCGCCACGCATACACTTTTCAAATAGTAACCATTCAGGATCAGGTTTAGCTTTAGGCAACTGTGTTTTCTTATCAATTACAAACTTGCCTTTTACATCAAAGTATCCTTCGTGTGAAATAGTTGTTTCACTGACACCGTTGTACTGTTTAACATTAGAAGCAATCAACTGTACAAAGTCAGTATCAGTACTAATGATAATATGATTATCATTAGGATGAGCTTGTATCCAACCAGCAATCAAATCATCAGCTTCTAATTGCGGATGCTGTAGCACTGTACAATTGGTCTTTTCTTTAATAAAGTCTTTAAACGTGTCAAAGGCTTCCCAGAAGATTTTTTCTTCATCGGCTTCTTTTTCTGTGTGAGCTGCACGAGCCGCAGCACGTTGTGCCTTATAGGGCTTGTAAAAATCTTTGCGCCAACTACGACCTTCTAAGAAGAAGATAACATGACTGCCTTTGAAATCTTGCCAAGCCTTCTTAACACTGTTAAGAGTGATGTGAAATGCCATACCTAGTTTGATATCAGCGTCTCCGTTGATAACGTGCCGAGCACGAAAAAATGTATTTGCAGTATCTACTAGGATGTATGTAGCCATTAGTTATTCTTCTTTACTGTTGCGATATCTAAAACACCTGTGTTAACAGGGCCACCAAAGTCGCCATCTATCACGACATTTGCACAAAGTTCACGGAACCAACGATCGACAATCTCTTCATCTTTATCACCGTCCTCACCGTAACCTTCTTGCTTTAATTTTAACACAAAAAGGTCATTCCAGTCAAGCTCAAAAAAGCCATTGCGGATGTTATCTTTGTTAACATGAGTTTCTAATACCCCTACCCACGGTTCTTTTTTACGAGTAGCACGTTCTTTTGGACTTGCCTTTGCTATTTCTTCTATTTCTTTAGCGGAAGCCGCAGCTAATTCTGCCTCCACTTTTGCTGCCTCTGCCTCTTGCAACAGCATAGTAGTTGCCGCAAGATTTGCTTCGATCTTGTCGATGCCAAATAATTTTTTAATAAAACTCATTATGTGCCCCATGCGTTGCGGAAAAGCGGAATTTGCAGCCTATCACTATATCGCAATCCTTCTTTCATTGCCATCAATGCTACTTTTTTATTGTTCAGTGCGTAGACACTTTCTACACCGCCCACGGGCATGAGATAAACGTGCCCAGTGAATCCAGCATCGCGGAACTGTCGTGTTGCAATCATCGCATCATCAAAGTCTTGTTCTGTAGCAATAACAAATTTTAAATATACTGTGCCATAATCTTCATACTCGCACACAATCTCTGGCTTAATTGCAGCTTCCCACTTTTCACCACTGCACGGCAATTTGGCACTTACACTAAATGTGATCTCTCTCCAAAAATCTTTGTCATGATGCGATTTCCATGTATGCAGGTAACTGGCAAATTCTGGTGTTAGCTTTTGAGTACCGTTTGTTTCAAACGTAATCTCTTTAAGCCCTTGCATTTTAGGATGATTTAGCAGATCAGGATAAGCACGTTGCCAGCCCAACAAGGGCTCACCACCTGTAATGACCAAGTGTTCGTCCCGCCACTCACCGTGCGGAATAATTTCTGCAATGCGATCTGCAATAGCATCACTAGTTAGCATAGGACTTAGACTTTTAAAGTCAGGATGCCATGATGCATAACTATCACATCCAGTGGACACTAATGGGAGATCTTCGTACTTGTTAAACATATGTACAACTTCTGCAATATCATCAACTTCAGTACTCAGTTCTCCACGTGGCATTCCGAATCCTGCACATTTAAAGTTGCAGCCGAAAGTTCTAAGGAACACACTGGGCACTCCCATATAGCGTCCCTCACCTTGTATGCTGTAAAACAGCTCTGCTATTTTAATTTTGCTCATATTTTATTATACACTCTTCTTTTCTAAAATGCAACTGCCGTCTTCTTGTATTTTCCAAACAATGACGTCTCCTTCTTTCCATCCTACTTGCGCTAGCATATCTTCCGAAAACGGTAATACACAATCGCCTGTTTCTGGATCTTCTTCTAAAGTAACTGTCCATCGTGTCATTTAAAATCCTCTTGAGTTAGATTGAGTTTTTATTATAGTAGGTCCGTTACTTTCAAAGTCCATTCCTGCCATACGCCCTTCGTATACTTTACCATTCCATAACATCAATAGTTTAACACTTTTGTTCATGACCACAGTTAAGTTTCTGCTCTCTGCAAAGTTCATTACTTCGGCATCAACTATTCGATTACTAGTAACCTGTCTAACTTTGCAAGTTTCGCTATATCTATTAATAGTAGTACTCATTTAGCCCACCATTCTTCATAAGGAAATTCAATCCAAACATCGTTTTCTGCTTTGTTAACCTCTATGCCACAGAAGTCCATTTTTACTTCAGCACGGCTAGAAAGATTATCAACAACAACTGCAAACTTTACATTGTTATTCCAAATTTCCTGCCACCGTGGATCATCTGGGAAACAGCTACTTTGCCAATCATTTATAATCCAATTGATTGTAGAGCCTTGATCATTGATATCATCCACAATAAGAATTTTCTTACGACCATCGCCGGCTATCATAGGATCGTGATGGCTATATCCAAATGCATCCTCTGCCATCCAGAGATTACTTTCTGGACCTATATCGGAGTCGTTATCTCTTAAACTAACACCTAGCGCATACATAGGTACATCTAGCCAATGACTAATCATTACAGCAGGCAATAGGCCGCCTCGAGTAATTCCTACTACGTAGTCAGGCCGCCAATTACCAAAGCTGCGACAAATTTTACTGACGTTATTTTTAAATTCAGTAAAGTCGAGTGTGTGTTTCATCATATATTACCTCGGTGAAAACTCTTGTTGCAGTTTAATGTTATCAAAGAACTCTTTTTTAGTATTGCCGTCATCTTTAAACGCACCTTTCAATACCGTGGTCTGTGTCAATGAACTATGTGCCATAATACCACGATTTTCACAGCAACCATGTACTGCTTGAATGTAAACACCTACATTTTCTGATTCGGTTGCCCACTGTATTTCTCTTGCTATGTTGTTACACAGTTCTTCCTGTAATGTACCACGGCGAGCACACCACTGAGCAATACGAGTATACTTGCTAAGTCCAATAAGTTTGCTGGCGGCGATGATACCAATATAAGCAACACCGCTAACAGGCTGGTGATGATGTGAACACATACTACGCAACTCACTACGTACAACCAACATACCTTCGTAACGGTCTGCTGAATCATTTGGAAACGCTGTGACGTCCGGTGCTGGAACATATCTACCCTCCATTATTTCGTTGTAGTACATTTTAGCCAAGCGCTTTGCAGTACCTTTGCTG